GCTGAACCGTAACGCGTGCACGTGCGCCACAGAGGATGACTGGCGCGACAATTTCATCTACTGGTACATGATTCTGTCGGTGGTGATGGTCGTGCTCGCCTCGGGCGCGGCAGCATTCGTGGCCGTCCGGAGATAAATTATCACTCTAAAGTATCATGACTCCGCCGCACACGCTCATGGTCCGGGCCATGAGTCCCAAAACACTCTTGCGGTATGCCGCAACTAGTAAAAATGCATGGAATGCGACAAACGTCGAGCGCCGACGAATTGATGCGCTCAAGAGAGTCGTGCGTCGGCGCGTCGCACGCATGAGACACTTTGATGCGTTCGGGCCCCTGCGCCGGCTCAAACTTCCATTGTTTGAAAACAAGGCCACGGCCATACGACGGTTGTCAATGTCGCCCGGGACTATACGGGATGTGAAAAGAAGACGGGCCATACGTGAAGCCCGCCGTGCATACGGAACATATCTACAGAACGGCAACTGGAACCATTTTGTGCGCGTCCATATTAAATCGGGCGGAAAACCAAACATCAGCCGGAAAGAAGCATTTCGTATGTACAACTAGTTTACTTTTTCTGGTATTCGGACATTGCATCCTGAACCTTGCGTGAAATACGCGCCTCGAGTTCGGGTGTCATTGGCGGCGCCAGGGACGCCCCGTAATTGTCCAGCCCGAACATATCACCGGTGGCGCTGTCCGTGCCGTCGAGCATGGTGGTCGCCGGACCACCAGACCCGACCGGGTCAACCTCCTGGACTGGAATCATGGATTGCATCCATGCCCGAACCTCCTGACCGACAAGAATCTTTCCATCGTTGGTCACGAGCGTCGGCACACGAGTAATCTGTCGTGACGGCACACCGTGCGTCGTGACATTGTGGAACCGAACGATGTGCAGAAGCGCCGGGTTCTCCTGAATCTCCTTGATGACCTGGGCGGAGTACTGACACTTGTCACTGTAGACCAGCGTGGCCATATTACATGATACAAAGGGAATCCGTGAATTTTTTTGACGCACCTAAGTAATGAAGAACCAGGACCTTTTGTTGTTCCTGTTACTGGCCATATTTGGATTTTTGATATGGAACCGGACCACCGGTGAGAATTTCACGGACGTGTCGGCTGACAAACCAGTCGAACCCGCCACGATCCAGACCATCATCAACGCTATCCAGGCCAAGGTTCCGGACCTCTACCCAATCCAGACGGTGTACATCAACCCGTTCGAGGGTGACATGGGGTCCATGGTGTACAATGCCCGTATCATGTTCTTGAACACTCGCGGGTATTTCGGAGTCCAGTACGACGTCAAGGCGGACTCCCGTGGAAACATTCTGGAAATGACCGAGCAGCCAACTCCGGACATGACTGGTCCGTTCATGGCGTACACAGGCGACGGCTATGAAAAGTTTGAAGACATTCAGACAGTTTTGGATCAACAGTTTGCTGATCTGAAGACCCAGGTTCCAGGCTACGCGACGAAACTGGATACGTTTTTGGAAACCCAGTCGGCGTACAACCGGGCGCGCGCTACCCAAGCCGCCCGGGCTCCGTATGAAAAAATCGCCGCGACGACCGGTGGTTCAGGCTACCTGGGCTCGGGTGCGCTGGCCTATTCTGAATAGAAAAGCCCGGGAATACTAGTAATGTCAGAACTTGTATCGGCACGGGAACTTGCCGAGCGTGAACGGAAACGTCTCGATGTAAAAAAATCCACGTATCGCGCCATTCTTGAACAGTTTTCGAGAAAAATCTCGAATGGCGCCGTACTCGGAAACCACGAAGTCATATTGACAACGCCGCGTTTTATGATTGGATTTCCAGCCTACGATGTCATTCGGGCGACAGCCTACCTCCAGCGCCAACTCGACAAACTCGGGTATTCAACCAGGCGCGTCATGCCCCATGTCATCCACGTGACGTGGAAACGACCACAGTCAACCGGACCGGTCATCATCGACCACTCGCACGAAGAACAACAGCAACAGCTTCCAACCCTGGCCAACTTGGCCAAGACGGCCCAAAAAATTCGTAGTAAACATAAATGAAAAACTCGCTCAAATCCCTGAGCAATGCATTGATGAAGGAAATGAAGACCAACAAGTTGCGGGCCGCGACCAAAAAGGCTTCAAATGCCCGTGTCGCCGCAGCGACCAACGCGGTCCGGAATTTCAAGGCGATTGCGGGCCGGTATATCAAAAACAACATGTCTGTGACGAACGCCGCAGTGAACGCCGCCCGGAAGAAGGCCCAAGCCGCGGTGAATGCGGTATGAAAATAAACGCACCCAACAGTACATGGACGTTCTGGTCGAAGCCGAACGCAAGTACATGACCAAATTGACGAGCGTCATGGCCCCCGTCATGATCGACGCCTTTTATGACCTCTTCCAGGAGGCAAAAAAGACGTCCCAGGGCCGCAAAGTGCTTCTTCAGTACCAGGCACTTTTGAAAGAAGTGAAAAATTGGAACAACACCATCGTGAAGCAACACACGGATGCGATTATCAAGTCGTGTTCGATGTTTCCGAACCTGCTCGCGGCCGTCTTTGTGATTCTCGTGAAGATCATGTCGGCCGTGCGCATCAGCAGTGATTCCAAAAAATTAAACATCAAGCTGCCGACGAACGACGTGTTTGTCCATTCGTGCTACATGGCCACGGCGGCCAGTCTGTACGAGGATCCGTACGTGATGGTCGACGACATTACGGACATTGCCCGGCGTGCAAATCTTCACGCCCGGATCACCAAGGCGGTCCGTGAAGTTGTCGAGGATTTCGTGCCCATCCAGCAGATTTTGGACACGTACATTCCTTCGTTTACCGGTGGCGAGCTCGACATGAACGGACCTTCAGAAGCCGAGACACCAGCTGTTGACCCAGAGCCAGAACCGGAACCGATGCCGGTCGCAACTCCCGAAACGGAGCCAGCCGGCGAGGAGGAGCCTTCGGCGCTCGATGAGGCGGTCGAAAACGCAACTTCTCCAGGTGAGACGCCGATGACCGAAGAAGTCAAGTCGGTTCCGGTGACTACACCAGGCACTCCAGCGACAGCCCCAGTCCACCAAGAAACATTGTTCGACGATGCGCCGGAGAAAAAGTAATAGTAAAAGTAAATGGATCATTACTTTCGTGAACCGTCCAGTGCAGCGCTCATCGCTGCTGCAGCGACTCTGGCGTACATCCATGTCCGAGCAACAATGAATAAAGAAAAACTTCCAAACTCGGCGTACTTCAAACCGGCATTCCTGGTCGCCGTACTCGTGTACATTATCGTATCACGTGGCGGTGCGTCAAAGGAGACCATATCGACCGAACCGTATTAAAATGTCAAACATTAATAAATGCCTCCACCCAACCGTGGAAACTACCCGAACAACAATGCTTACCAAAAAGCACGTGCCAACTATAACCGCAAGGGGAAAGCACCAGCGTCTGCTTCGCCAAACATCATGAATGTCTTGTACGAGACGGACACACTTCACAAGATGAACATTCCGAATCTTGAAGCGCTCATGAAGGTGAGTCCCAAAATGCGCAATCTCGTCGGCCCAATTTTGAGAAATAAGATTCGGACGGCCAAGACGCTCATGAGAGAGAGTACGGCTGCAACGCGCGCACGGCGCAATGCACTTGTCGCGCAGCTGAGACGCAACCCCAGAGCCCATGAAACATTTTCAAACAACAACAAGAAGTTTCTTTTGGCTACCAACTATGCGTCGATGAGACAAAATGCGTACAACAAAGGACTTCAGCCCAAGCCACCTGTGATGGGTTTCGGTCTCGCTCCCGCGCCTACTACGGTTATCAGCCAGCACCCGTTCCGCGGGTACACTGGTCATATGAGACGTATACGCCCTCATGCCCTCGGATGGTTAAATGCGTCGCACTATACATCTCGTCGTAATAACAGATACCGTTCGACCGGTCGTCTGACGGGCGAGGCTAAAAGATATCACCGGCCGACCGTCAACATTGCTCGCGAATACGCGTCCCGGTGGCTGAAGAAGATCCGGGCCCGGAAGAACACTTAAAGTAAAAATGTGCACAAATATCAATGGCGACCACCATCTCTGCGTTCAATGACATGATGCAACAGTTTCTCGATGAACTCGTACTGACATTCCCGGACACCAAGTCGTTCGGCAAGTTTCAGTCCCAGTTCAAGTTGCTTCGCAAGACGGCTCCGCGTTCACCAATGAACAACTTCATGGAGTCTATTACGCCGTATGCCAACAGCGTCATGCAGCGCGACGAAAAGTTTTTCGAGGAGCACGCGGAGACGATTCCGTTTCTGAAGAAGCTGGACATCAAGTCCATCTGGAATGACAATCTGTCCGATACGACCAAGGGTGCAATCTGGCAGTACCTGCAGACGCTGTATATCCTCGGCACGACCATTTCGGCTCTGCCGGCCGAGACGCTGTCCATGATTGAGTCGGTTGCCCAGAAGTGCGCGACCCAGATGACCGAGAATGGTTCAGGTCAGTTTGACGAGAAGCTGCTGATGGAGAACATGTCTGGCCTCATGTCTTCGCTGATGAGCCAGGGTGACGGTCCGCTGTCGCTTGTGCCTCCGAAAAAGTTCTCTCACAAAGAGTAATGGAGGATGTGTTTCGTCGTGAAGCGTTGCTCGATTTTTGGCCCAGCTCGCGTCAGACGGCCAAGGAACGTGTCGAGGCGACGACTCGATTCATCGTATACGCTACCGCGATTGTATTGTTGATTCGGCGGGATGGCCGGGTGCTCGCGCTCGGTGCTCTCGTGCTTGCAATTCTTTATGGACTCTACTACAACAACATGATTCCGGACGGCGCCCGGGCTGTGTTTGCGGCGCCGAACGTCGACGGTGTCACCATGCCGACGTTGAACAACCCCATGGCCAACATGCTCATCGGTGACGAGCCGACGAGACCAGGTGCCGCGTGGTACCCGTCCGTCAAGACTGAGGTTGAGAACCAATGGTCGTACATTCATCCGTTTGAACGTGTCCGGGACGCCGAGCGCAACTTTTACACGACAGCCAGCTCTGTGATTCCCAACGACCAGTCGATGTTTGCTCAGGCGGCGTACGGGCGGCCGTTTGAGCCCCAGTGTCGCGACACTCCGGGGGCGTGCGATCCAGAGGGCAACCCGTACTCAACCTTCCCAGAGCGTGTCCAGATGCGCGGCGGCAACGGTGGCGGGTACGGTGGCGGCACGGGCGGCGGCGGCTTTTAAAAAAAAGTCGTGTACAATTAAAGAATGCCTCGGCTTCAGACTGGTGAACTTGTACTTGAGGATGGTATTTGGGTCGGCCCCAAAAACACCAACTATGTCGACATGGTGATGGTCGACGACGCCTTGCGCTCCCAGACCACGACGCAGCACAACAAGTACGTGGACATGAAGCCATACGACTTTCCCAAGTTGTACAATGTCGAGAATGACATTCGCGTCCAGCTGAACGATCCGGTCAGCACGTACGCCATGTACCAGACGGACTCTTTTGCTCAGCGCTACGGCAAGAAGTAGGCCCGAATTTTTATAAATGTAAAGTAATAGATATGGACTTGCTGTCCCTCGCTGCCGTTGTCGGTCTCGTTTTTGTAGGAAAACGAAACAGTGACGCCAAGGAGGTACCCCCCGAAATGGAAGCCGCGACGATGCCCCAACAGCCAATCACTTCATTGGAGACGGACCTGAGAGCGTTCCGTCGGTCCCAGGACCCAACGTACGACGAAACCATCATGACACCCGATATCGGTCGAGGCTTCTCAGGTGATTGGCGTCTACGTCCCAAAGAGATTACCGGGAATCTCGGTGACGCCTGGAAGAAGGATGGTCACCGTTTTCCGTTTGGTCAGCCAGTGTATGACCTGACAGCTCGCGAAACCACGTCGAACAAAATGAACAACCTGAACCCAGGTGAGAAGCTGAATGTCGGTCGCGGCCTCGGTCTCGATCCCAGTGTTCCGGCCGCCGGTGGATTCCAGCAATTCTTCCGCGTCATGCCGAACAACATGAACGAGGAGCGTCTGCACAACCTGCCGGGCAACTGGGGCGGTCCAGCAAATGCCGTCGTGAAGAACGGTGGAACCACCATGGGCGAGATTACCAAGCACGCCAAGCCGACCAAGGCGTGGAACCGTCAGCCGGCACAGAACCGCGGCCAGGGCCAGGGTGGTGCCCTTACGGCACCAGAGGGTCGTCCGGACTTTCAGAAGACGCGCCGGACCACGAACCGTCAGGAGACTGGTTACCGTGATGACACGCTCGGCAACGGCGCGCCAGCCTACTTTGTCGGTCAGGCGTACGACAGCACGCTTCTGAACAACGGCATGACTCGTTGGTCAGAGAATCGCGTCAATCCTGACCGGGCCGCAAATGCCGGCCGTATGAACGTTCGTGCCGACCCCATCGGTCAGCTCGGCGCAAACACGACGACGCGTCTCGAGGCTGGTCCTTTGCCGGTACGTCCGGCGGACGCCTCGAAGAACTATGTGTACATGCCACCCCAGTACGACAAACTGAATGTTTTCAAGGGGAACGAAATCAAGTCCGATTTGACCCTGGCCAAAACTATCCGGGCAAAGAATCCCTTGGCCCAGCCCGCTTTTGCAGACTATGCGTCGTAAAAAAAATACCAACCATGAATAAATGAGCGGTGGTATTGTACAGCTCGTCGCCATTGGTGCTCAGGACGCTTACCTGACCGGTAAGCCCGAAGTTTCGTTTTATCGTTCGTC